CATCATGTGCCTATAAATGAAGGCAACAGACACTATCAAGCAATCCAAGAATGGGTGGCTGAAGGCAACACAATAGAGGATGCTGACTAACATGGAAATGGATGCAATGTTATTCTGGAACATAATCTTGACTATGGTTGTACTACCATTCGGTTGGGCATTTAACAAGATGTTCCAAGAGGTCAAACGCATACAGATACTCTTGAACAAGACACGAGAAGACTATGCACGTAAGGATGATGTGAAAGATGATATGCACAATCTTATGGATGCACTCAAAAGATTAGAAGATAAGTTGGATAAAGTATTGATTGGAAATAGATAATGGCAATGTTTAAAGGCTTCAAGCCACAAGGGATGCAAAAGATAGCTAGTCGTATGGGATATGCAGGTCGCATGGAAGAGTTTGACCAATACTTACAACAAAACCCTGATAAACAAAGAGAAATGATTGTCTATCAAGCTAAAGCACAAGAAATGGCTAAAGGTGGTGCTGTTAAAATGCAAACAGGTGGTCAAGCTGATCCTAGAGGATTACCTCAAGCTAGTGTTCCTACAACAACAGGATTTGCTAATGCTGATGGAACACCTGCTAATATAGGCAATATTGGTGCTCAACAAATGATAGCACCTGCCCTTCCTGTAGGAAGTGTTACAGTTCCTGTGGGAACACAAGTAACACAAGATCAAACTATTGACGGTAATGTAGGTCAAGTATCAGGAACAGTTGCAGTGCCTACGTCTATGGCTACTACAACAGGAACTACTGCTCCAACAACTATGACAACACCAACTATGACTGCTGATACAGCTACAGATGCAGTTGATACAGCTTTAAATGCCACACAGGCAGCCCAATTAAATCCTGATGATCCTCGTGCTCAAGTGACAGCGGCTCAACAAACAGTTTCAAGTGTAGGCAGTCTAAGTGCTGCACAAGGTAATGCTACCTTAATGACTAACCCTGTACAACGGCAGATACAGGATGGTGAAATAATATCAGGTTCAGCTAACGCAGAGACAGCTTCAACCTATGCAGAACAGATACAAGCTGCCACAGCTACTCCAACAGATCAGGCAACTGTAGCAGGGCAACTTGCTAGTCTAACTGCAAATTTTGATGCAAGTAACCCCCCATCATGGGCAGCAGGAACATTACGTGCTATACAAGCTCAAATGGCACAAAGAGGATTAGGTGCATCTAGCATGGCAGGACAAGCTATGATACAAGGTGCATTAGAATCTGCAATACCTATTGCACAAGCTGATGCTCAAGTAGAAGCACAGTTTGAGATACAGAATTTATCTAATAGACAACAGAGAGCAATGCTTGCGGCACAACAACGTGCTACATTTATAGGTCAGGAATTTGACCAAGCATTTCAAGCTAAAGTAGCTAATGCATCACGTATAGGTGATATAGCTAACATGAACTTTACTGCTGAACAGCAGATAGGTTTAGAGAATAGTCGTGCTGTCAATACTATGAATCTTAATAACCTATCAAATACACAGGCTATGACTATGGCAGAAGCATCTGCACTGTCACAACTTGATATGTCTAGTTTAAATAACAGACAACAAGCGGCAGTTCAAAATGCTAATAGTTTCTTACAGACAGATATGGCTAATGCTACTAACTTACAGCAAACTAACTTATTTAAGGCACAACAAAGAACACAAGCATTGTTTACAGATCAAGCTGCTACAAATGCAAGTAGACAGTTTAATGCGACATCACAGGCACAGACAGATCAGTTCTTTGCTAACTTGTCCAATCAAGCTGCTCAGTTTAATGCTACACAAGCTAATGCACAAGCACAGTTTAATGCAGGTCAAGCTAATACTGTAGAGAGATTCAATGCAGAATTAAACAATCAAAGAGATCAGTTTAACGCACAGAATCAAACAGTGATTGCACAAAGCAATGCGACATGGCGAAGAGAAGTAGCAACTGCTGACACTGTAGCTGTTAACAGAGCTAATGAATTAAATGCTAATGCTGTCTTAGGTATATCTAAAACAGCTTATGATAATCTGTGGACACACTACGGTGACACTATGGAATGGGCATGGACATCAGCAGAGAATGAGCTAGATAGAATAGCTAAGATAACAACTGCTGAAATTACAGCAGAAGCATCCGAAAAAGGCTATGAGATGCAGGCAGATGCCAAAGCAGCTTCAGGTTTAGGTTCTATGATAGGAACAGTTTTATCAGCAGGTAGCAACACACTTATTGGTGGTTGGTTAGGTGCTTGTTGGGTAGCTAGAGAAATATATGGTAAGACAGACCCTAGATGGGTAGTATTTAGAACTTGGATTGACAGAGATGCACCTTCGTGGCTTAGAAAACTATATATTAAGCATGGTGAATCTTTTGCATTATATATAAAAGATAAACCAAAAATTAAAAAAATTATAAAATATTTTATGGATAAAGTTGTAAATCAACCCCCCCAGTACTTAAAAGGAATAAAAAATGCAAAGCTACAGACAAGCGAGTAAAGATACATGGTTTGGCATAGATCAGGCTATAAAAAAGAATGGTAAATCTAAACCTGTGGTTAAAAAGAATAAAGGCAGTTTACTAAGAAAACCTGATGATATGCAAGACTATAGTAGCAATGAAACTGCTACACAGAGATACGTTATGCAAATACGTGAAGCCTTTAAAAGACATATGGGGTAATACATGGCAGTACAAATGGAACCAGAATTAGATGCTCCTATTCCGGGAATGTCTTTAACAGCAGAATTAGGTGCTAGACCTTGGCAGTCTCCACCTGAAGGTGCTACATTAGAAGATGCAGTTGATTATTATATACCTAGATTAGGTGATCCTGAATATGTAGGTCAAGTCTTAGATATAGTAGAAAGTGGTGTACCTTTAACATCCATAGCTGAATCTATGACTTTAGTAGGCAACATGGAAGGTAAACACACTATAGATGTAGGCATACTAGTGCAACCTGTAATTGTTGAGTTCCTAAAAGGTATAGCTGATATAACAGATACTAAGTACACTATGAGTGCTGACAAAGAATTTAGAGATAAAGATGTAACAGAGGGTATGTTAAACAATGTGACAAAAGAGTTGCAGAAGAGTTTACCTGAAGAACAACAGAGTGAGATTAACACTTTAGTTGATAAAAGTGTAGATACAGAAGAAGAAGTAGAAGAGCCTAAAGGTTTAATGTCTAGGAGACCAATGTAATGGGATTAGGATTTTTTAGAGCAGGATTAATAGCAGGGGGATCAGCTGCTGACATTATACGTGTGGCAGATACAGGTCGTGAAGATAAATTTAATAAGGCAGTTAATGATTTCGTAGACAATAATGTTCCTAAGTTTATGGATGCTAGGCAGAAACGTGTAGGTATAAAAAATAGATTAAATGAACAATTAAAAACAGTAGTATCTAGATTCATTAAGCCTGCTGTTGGAGAGACTGTCGATGTTAATTCTCAATACGAATTAGCAGAAAAGCTGTTATTTGATAATGGTGGTAAAATAGACAATATAGATGCAAAGTATAAGTACGAAATGATGAACTCTAATGCACCTAAAGAGTATAATGCCACTAAATTTATAGCAGGTTATTTCAATGGTATGCCAAAAGGTAAAGAGGATTCTAGAACTGTAGATCAAATAATTACATCAAGAGCTAACCAACTTGCTCCTGATCCTACTATTGATTTAGAGGGTAAGGCAGAAGCATTGGCAGGATACAAAGATAGTGTATTTTTCAAAATGGATAGAGGTACAGTGGCTGATAGACTTAAAGCAGCCACAGGATACACAGGTCCTCTTGAAGTAACTACAAATCCATATAGTGATATTACCACTACAACACCTTCTGCTAATATAGATGTACTAGATAAAAGAGAGAGTAGAGAAGTTCAGCTCGAAAATCTTAAGTTAGAAAATAAAGCTAAGATAATGATAGAAAAGATAGGTCAGTATAAACAAGGAGTAATACAAAAAACCTTTGATAATTTTACAGGCAATAATTATATAACAAATGGTGTTGAAGGTAGAGAATTAGCTACAGGAAAATTTATACCTATTATGGATAAACCTAAATTAATATTATTAAGCCATCAAGATGCTATAGCTCAAACCATAAACAAAACATTAATGGATAAATCTTTTGTGCCAGAAGACATTAGTAAATCTAAATTAAACGTAGTACCTGATTTAACTAATTTAGTAAGAGAAATTCCTGCTAAAAATTTTCCTTTATTAGGAGATAGTCCTAGTAAAATAAATTGGGAAGATGTAAAGGTAGGTACTGTTTATAAAGAAAAAGGTACAAATAGAAAGTTTATCTACTATGCTATGGATTCTAGTAATCCATCAATCGTTGATGTTGACAAAAAATATTACTTTGATAGATAGGATATAGCATGGTGTCCATAAGCCAAGAGCTAAAAGATAAACTAGATAGAGAACAAGAAAGATTAAATAATATGGGGGGTAATATAACTCCTAATGTTATTAAACCTGTAGCTAAACCTATAGAACTTAGCGATGAATTAAAACAAAAACTAGATGCAGAAGAAAAAAAAGTAGAGGTAGAACCTCCTGCTCCTGTGCTAGAATCCTCTGTGGTTGCCTTTGAGGATAGACCTCCTGAAGAGAAAACGCAACTCTCCCAACGTGACATAGAAAATAGTGAAGAATTTGTAAATAATATTAAGATTTACAGAGAAGCTCGCTATGGAACAAAACAAACTGCTGGTGCTGATTTATTTCAAGGACTTGGTGCAATACCCGGAGTTGGTAAGGGTGTGCTTGAAGCAACTAATGTTAATTTAGTAGATGATTGGTTAGATAACTACAGATTTACTACAGGTAATGAAAAAAATGCATTGGCTGAAAGAGATTTCATACAAAATTTATCTAAAAAGGCAGAAAAATATAGAGCAGAAGGGGATGTAGAAAACTTTAACAAAACGCAAAGAGCATTAAAAGCAACTGCTATGTTATATCAGGACACAGAGAGACTTGCTCCTATATTCGGTTGGAGTAATACTGTAGGTGGTATATTTAACAAGAAAAGATTTGAGGGTATGTCAGCATCCGAATCAGCATTAGAAATAATAGATGCTGTGGGTGGTCACATTGCGGCAGGATTTTCATCTCCATCTTCTATATTATCTTTAGGTGCTTCTAAATTTTTATTTCAAGGAGTTAGAAGCCAGTTAATAAAAGGTGCTGTAAAAAAGGCTACCAAAGGACAGATAGTAAAAGCTACGGTAGGGTCTGTCGCTGTAGGTGCAGGTATAGATGGTGCCGCAGCTGGTTACTTAGACACTATAGTTCAGGGTACTGAAATAGAAGCTGGTATTCGCAAAAATTATGATAAAAATAGAACATTAACTGCTATGGGAATAGGTTCAGTAATAGGTGGTTTTACTAGTGGTTTAGGAACTATTAGAACAGCTAGAACTAAGCCTGTGTTAAAAAAAGCTGAAATGACTAGAATAGTTAAAGAAGTAGAGAAAAAAAGAGCTAATGCTGGTAAAAAAAGAATAGACAAAAGTGCAAACGGTAAAGACATTGCATCTTCGTTTAGAAAAGAGTTAGAAGAAACGTATGGTAAAACTGCTTTTAAAGTAGATGCAAGAGGTAATTTAGTTGATATAGACAGAGAAATTATAAAAAAAGAAGGTAGAGAAGTATTAGATGAATTAGGACAAAAAACAGAGGTTATAGAACCTGCCATAAATATAAATATGTATAATAGAACAATGGGTGCTATTATTGATATATTTGATTTAGGAAAAAATATAAAGACACTTAGACAATTTCAAGTAGTAAATAAAGGTGGAACTCGCAAAGAGTACTTAGCTAGAGAAAAAAGAGTATTAAAATTATTTGAGCCTTTGAAAAAAGATAAATCTGGAAAACCTAAAAAGGGCGAAAAAATAAGCGATAGGGTATATAAAATATTACTCAGTGATGATATAAATATAGATGTACCTTGGCAGATAATGGCTAAATACGGAGTAGGAAAAAGAGAATATGGTGCTATAGTTTTTTCTGAAGTTAGTAAATCAGCTTCTATAATGGGTAAACATAGTGCTCTAGCCGACAAATTAAGTTTTATGAATCGTACTAGAACTAAACAAGAAATTGCAGAAGAAGATGCTCATATGTCTCTAGGTGAGACAGTTGATAGTCTTGTAGGAAAGATGTCTTTAGGAGAGGTTAAGACTACAGCATTTGGTAAAATTAGCAAAAAAGTAGAGGAAAGTGGTTTAGGTAGAAGTATTGTTGGTGTATTAAAAAGATTAAATAATATACGTAGAGCTTCCCTAGTTTCTGCTCTTGTTACTGCTATGAGAAATAATCATGCTCAATTTCCTAGAATGGGTATAGACACATTTATTCATGGTATAGAAACTCTTCCTATTATAGGCAATCCAAATAAAAAATTCTATGGATCACAGTTTGCACAGTTAAAACATACGTATTTCGATATAGAACAGGCTGTTCATATGTCTAACATGTTATTAGAGTTATATCCAAAACAAAATGCTAGGATATGGAATCAATATATGGAAGTGAGTGCTACTTCAAGAAGAAAAAATCCACATACAGAAACCTTATCAGGTGCTGATCCTGCAGCTTTTAGTGCTCCTAGAGCCTTTGTAGAAAAAGGTATAACTAAAGGTTTTGATATTTGGGAGCAGATGGTGCACACTATAAATATTTTTAATAGATTTCAAGAATCTTATTATAGAAGAGGTGCTATGATGGCTCAGATACAGAGAGACCTCATGGATGAAGGTAAAGACCTTATGGATATTTTTCAAAAGGGTACTTTCGATCAGGATGTGCCAGAAGGTATGTTAGCTAGAGGTGTAGATTATGCACTTGAATTTACCTATGGTGCTGAACCTAAAACAAAACTAGGTCAGGACATAAATAGATTAATAACAAACTCACCTCTTACTCTTCCTATACCCTTCCCTCGTTTTGCGATAAAAGCATTAGAAATGGCTTTTAATTATAATGTTGCAGGTTTAGCATTAGGTCTGTTTAAAACAAGATTCATGCTTCAGGGTAGTAGAATTAAAAGAATAGGTTCAAAGAAAAAGTATATGGGTGTAGATGTACCTTTTGCTAAAGAAGCAGTTAATGAAGAAGGTTACAGACAATTAGCAGAGGGAATAACAGGCTCTATGGTTTTATTACCTTTAGGGTGGTTACTGCGTGATCCTGAAGGATATGGTGGATCAGAGTGGTATAAGCTAAAAGATGGCATGGGTGGTGAATTTGATGCTAGAGTGTATGGTCCTATACTAGTTCCTTATTTATTAATAGGTGAATATATAAGAAGATCATCCTTCTTTGGGGGAAGAGGTGTCAAAAATATAGACACGAAAGAAGTTGCAGAAGCTCTATCTGGCATAAATTCTAGAAACGTAGGTAATATATTTAATGTTGTTAAGGATATGCAAGATTATGATAATCTAGATGGATTTAATAAATTTTTTGCTACAGCAGGTAGAGTTTTAGGAGATGCTGCAGTTGGCTTTTTACAACCTGTTTTACAAGGAACAGATTTTACAACGCAAACTAGTTTAAAGAGGGATTACAGGGTAGACCCATTATATAAAGACGGATATAACGCATTTATGGAAGAGTTTTCTGTTCCATTTAATAGAAGGGTACAACCTTTTTTAAACACTATTGATGACTATTTCGGTACAGATTTTGAGGACAAGGATTTTCCCTACAGCCAAGACCCTAGAATAGATGGTATTCCAGAAAGATTAATACCTATTTTTAAAGTTTTTACAGGTGCTACGGTAAATAGATTACCTCCTAAATACATAGCTAAATTGGGAGCTTTAGGTTTTACATATAAAGATTATATGGCTAAGTCTCCTTTTCCTAGTATAAATAGAATAGCCGATAAAGATACTGCCGAAAGAGTGGCAGAAGAAATGACAGATGCTTTAGAAAATTTTTATATAGAAGCAAAAGAGTTGAAGGTAGAAAAACCAGATGCTTATGTAGCAGCTAGAGTAGATAAACTTTTAAAAGGTATAAGAAAGGAATCACTAGCAGATGCTATGTTAGCTGATGAACAATCTTCTGTATTAGGTAAATTAAGGCGATATAGAAGTTTACCTGCAAGAAGCAGATTAGGAGCAGTACAAGTTTTAGAAGCTATGATGCGAGACAATCCGGATTCTTATAAAACCAAAGAAATAGATTTAAAAAACGTAGATCACCTAGAAGAATTAATACAAATTGCTAGGGGATTGTGATTAATAATCATAATACATTTCCCCTAGTCAATATATTTACCTATTATCTCCTGATCCTGCTAATGTACCACGTTCTTTCCTACCATGTAACTTTTCTAAGTTCTTTTTCATAATAGTATTCAAACTAACTCCTAGTTCACTAGCTAACACAGCACAGTACCAAAGAACATCCCCTACCTCATAAGCTATTGATTCCTTATCACCTTTACCATCACGTATAAGTTTCTTTACTTTGCCTGCAACTTCCCCTGCTTCACTTGTCAAGCCTAGAGCTAAATACTCTAAGGCTTTTTCTTTTGGGAAGATGGCAGTCTGTCCTGCTCGTGCTTCATAAAAATCAGCAGTCATAACCTCTGCACTAACTAGGTTAGCCTGCATGAATTTTCTCGCTTCTTCTTCTAGACTCTGCATTTTTCACCTTCTTTAAATTTTCTGCATATGCAACATTCCAACCCCTTGACCATTCTCTATGTTGCATTGTATTTGTCTTATAAGGGGATGTTTCATTTCTATAAAAAGATGTAATACCTTTTTTATACTGAATAAACAAAGGAGCATCATATTTCCCTAGACCTCTAGCCTGTCTACTTTTTATCTTTTTTTGTATCCTCATCTTCTTGTCTCCTTTCAAAATATTTTATTATCATGTTAAGTTTGTCATCATTAGTAGCTACTGCATCTAACTCGGCATCAATAGCTTGTTGGATATCTTGATGTTCTCCTATCCCTACTGACCTAGTTAATAATATCTCTACGTTTGATATATGTTTATTTATCATTCCGACATAGTAAGACTTTGCCGCATTTAATAACATGTCTCTCATTTTATACTCCTTTTTGGTTTTGGTTTTAAATGTAAAAACTCTCGTATGTGTAACTTTCTACCTTTAAAGAACACAATCATATTAATCGTGGTATTGATGGAAATGGCTATTAATAACCACCATTGCCACCAAAGTAACTCCCCACTTTCTAACATCAACTAGCCTGTATGTCAACCATCTCACACGCATCTGCTGTGCAAGCTAGTTCCCTTCCACCACTAGTTGTGTCTTCCTTCTCGTAGTCTGCCAACTTAGACCAATCAATAGACTCAGGCATCTTCTTATATGCTTGCTCATACTCTTCACCTGTTATGTCTTGGTAAGGTGCTTGAGCATACGTATGGTCACTAAACGGCAGGAAAGATATACCTGATACTTCATCAAAGTTATCATATACCCATGCTCCTACTCTCATCCACTCATCTTCCTTAACAGATACAGTAACAGAAGGCTTGTGTTCACACCAATGTCTTTGAAACATAAGCCAATACTCTAATTGTTCAATAGCAGACATCTGTGTTCTAGTAACAGCACCTGAAGGTGACTTCATAGGAAAGCTGAATACAGTTGTACTGTCAGGCTTCATAACGCATGATTCACTTGGTATGCCACTATCTTTCATAAACTGTGTCAATGGGTCTTTATTATCACCACGTACAGTCCTAATGTAGTAATCATTATGCCTTGCATGTATACCTGAAGCACTGTCAACTAATTGGCTAACTGTACCACTAGGTTTGACACAAGTGATTGCAGTTGACTGTGGAATACCTAAGTCTTTAGACATTTTCTTATTAGTCTCTACTGCTACATCTCTTAATATTGTTAAGATTTCCTCTGTCCATATATCGGTATCTAATATACCTGTTAGGGAAACTCCTAATAGTCTTTCTTCTTCTGTATTATCTCTCCAAACCTTACGTAGATATTTAAAGTTAGTAAGAGTAGACTGAAATGTACCAAGTATAGTAGCCATACGTACCTTTTCTTTTAAGGATACTAAGTCATCTGTAGCTCTACACACTACCTCTGTAAGATTACAGAATTGATAAGGTCTAAGTATAATCTCACTACATGGATTACAACCAAAGTAATGGTCAGATTCTCTTCTACCATTTTCAGATGCCTTCACTCTAGCTGCCTGTCTATTAAATATACCACGTTCTCCTGACTTAGACTCATACAAAGATGTCCACTCTCGCATGAATGTACCCATCTCAGGCTTACCTTTAAATGCTACAGAGTTATTAGCTAATGCTCTCTGTCCTTCATTCTCCCACCATTGACCTGACTTAGCATGTCTCATTTGGTCATCGCCTAAGTTGGATAGGGATATAAGTGCAGACCTACGCACCCCACCTACAACTACAACTTCTCCAATCTTACACATCAAGTCGTGACACTCAATAGGAAATAGTCTTCTTCCTTTAGCACCCTTGAACTTCTGTATGCAGAACTGAAACAACTCAACTAAGGGTGCAGGTCCTGATGCTCTACCACCAAATGTCTTTAGCCTTGCACCTGCTGGTCTAACCTGTGATACATCCCAAGTAGGCACTTGTCCTACATATAACATGGCAATAAGTTCTCTCAATGCTTTTGCCCAACCGGGTCTGCTGTCACCGACAGTGATGATAGTAGTGCTGTCTTCAAAGTGTTCATTAACTATAGGTAGCTTGTCTACATTCTCACGTTCTACTGAGAAGCCAACACCTGTGCCACACATAAGTATGTACATACACTCGTCAAATGAACGAGGACTATCTACAGGTATATAGCTACAGTTGTATCCACCTACATGACACCTATCTAGAGCAGGTCCTGCTGTCATTAAGGCTCTCATGCTAGGCATCACACCTAGAGACATTATTTGATCTGTTAATTTTTCTTTCAATGCTTTTGTAATAGTATAATTATAATTAGTAGATAGATGATTAGACATATAGTCAAAATATCTGCCTACAGTCTCTGACCAATTCTCTCTTCTTTGTTCGTCATCTTTCCATCTTGCATAGCGAGAGAGTGCTATAAAGTTTTGATAGTCAGTTGGTAAGTAATTTTGTATCATTTATGTCTCCTGTATTGTTCTAATATTTTTTATTTTAACACCACCTATATCATATATAAATTCTGTCATGCTTGTTTCTAATTCCTCTGCTACGTTTTGATCGGCAGGCATAGGATATTCTTCTTCATCTACTTGTAATGTTAACATCATTTTAACTCTTACCATCATAGACCTCAATCAATTTATTGAGATACCATTGTGCTTTCTTTAAATCTTCAACACCATTCTTATATCTGTATCTCCATAGATATTTAACTATATTACCCTGTAAATAATAGTCAAAACCGTTAGTCAACATAGCTTCTAAGGCATCTATAGTTTCTATACCTGCTTTATTATAGTGTGCAGGACTATTAACCATATCCTTTTCTTCTTCTTCTTTTAATCTTCTTGCCATATACTCACTATGCCTTTCCATTATGCACTACCCTTTGTGTTTGTTTTAAAAGATAGGTGTATTACATTACCATCTTCATGTGTAATGTCAACCTTTTTCTTCTCACAGGCAGGCTCATGTTCTTCTTTTTCATTAACAAAGTCTTCTAATCTATCTGCTAACTCAACATCTTGTTCCATCAAAGCAACGGTGCTTGCTACAAGCTGACACAAGTGTAATAAATCTTTTCTAGATTCTAAATCCATAGGATTGTTTTGTGATGTGAGTATATTCACTTCCACTTGCCCTGTCCATCTATTATCTTTATTTAAAAAGGGTTGTAATTCTATGTAACAACACTCTGATCTTCTGTCAAATATATTTCTTTTCATTATAGTCTCCTTATTTTTGTACCTCTAAACTTTACAAATTTAGGGTGATTGTTTTTTCCTTTTTCTTTTAACCAATCTTCAGGAATGATTCTGTCATAATATCTAAAACCATATTTAATACACCACTCTCCATAGGTTGATTTTGCTCCTTTGCTTAATTTACTTCTACTATTAGTGAAAACAAATCTAATATCAAGTTTAGGATGTTGTTTCTTTATAGCTAAATGTTTTCTTCTGTCAACTGCTAAAAACCTACCCTTTGTTTCTATTATTATTCCATTCTTTAATATAAAGTCAGGGGTATAGGTGCGATAAGTTAAGTCCTCCCATTCTATCTTAATGCTCTCATATTCATATTTATGCTTTAGCAGTTTAAGATATTCAGAAATCTTATGTTCTAATCCACTCCTATACCCATATTTTAAGGCTTCTCTACGTACCTTGTGAGGAGACACCTATAAGTTTCGCCACGTTATGCCTGTAAAAGGATTGTATGCAGGTGTATAACCTAAGTTCTTTAACTCTTCTTTTACAGCTTCGTCAGCTACCTTTCTTGCTTCCATAGCATCACGCAAACCTGCTGTACGCATTTCACGATACTCTTTTTTTGCTTCTGCTAATTGCTTTTCCATTTCTTCAATATTAGCTTTTAATTCGTCAAGTGTTTTACTCATTTGTATACTCCTTTCTTAACTCAACATATGACACAATTTTAGGAAACTGTGCCTTAGACATTACCGATGGTAATTCTTTTAAATTTTCCCAACAAGAAGTTTTATAGTCACAGAAATTACAAGTAACTCCTAATATTTTATTACCTGTTGGTTTACCTCTAAAGGTTTCTTCTATAGGTTCAAAGCAACGTGCAAACTCATTGTGTTTTACAGTCTCCACTGTTGCTCTAATCTTTAGCATTTCTTGCTTTTCATTGGCATTACTTGCCGACACGTACTTAAATTTACCATTTGCTTTATTAACTACCCACCAACCACCAATCTTTTTCTTGGCAGCTTTTGCATAGCCTACTAACTGACTAACATAACCAAATGGATCGCCTTCTTTTAGAGTTTCGTAGGACTCAAACTTATTATCATAAGACCAAGCAGAAGCTGACTTAACATCATCAACTGCTCCATCTATAACTAAGTCATACGTGCCTGATACATTAGTACCATCTATATCTAATGATACATTTTCAGGCTCTTCATATTTAACTCCTGCACCTTTTAGTAAACCTTTAAATACTGCTTCAACAATATCTCCTAACATCATGTTCATCATAAAGTTATTAGGTTTACTAGATGCTTCTTCAGGCTTGTTTTTATCAAACCACAGTTGGCAGGTGGGTCTACCTAAATTAGACATACGTAATCTGAAGTCACCTCGTTTGACTACCCCACCAAACTGCTTTCTAAGTGCATCTTTTACGTCATTACCTACTTGTTCAATTACTTCTTCTGACATAGTAGACTTACCATTTATAGCATCAGACATATATTGATGCACTTGCAGTTCAGCAGGGTGATTCATTATGCTACTCCTTCTTCTAGTTCAACATCTATAAACTGCTCAACAGTCTCAATGTCTTCCTGAGAAGATTCCTTTTGGTTAGCATATGCCTTTTCCTCCCAATCTTTATATATGTAGTCATTAAAGTTTTTAACCCAATCAATAAAATCAGAGAATAGCTTTTGATCTTCATTACTAATGTCTAAAGATTTAGTCATATCTATTTTGGCTACAGGTGTGTAGAAAGAACTACCATTTGGTAATGGGTTCTCCTCTGTCTGCTCAAAATAAATATTATGTTGTAGTGGTAATCTCTGCTTCTTTGTAAACTGAGCAAACTGATCCCCTACTGTCTTATAGGCATCCTTATTATCTATCTCCCATATGAAAGGAAGTGATTCTACGGAAACATCATCTCCGTTTGCATCCTTTGCACCTATTAATTGCACAGTACCAAAAACAACCCTTACTCGTTTTATTTGTCTTATTAAGTCCTGCATATCAGAAGGTAATGCCTTAAAGTCTTTTACATAACCTGTAGGTTTGCCACAGTTAAACTTACCTGTATTATCTTTCAAATCCATATTAAGATTATCAGCCATAATAGTTCTTTGATAAGTGCCTTTAGGCTCTCCTTGCTTGGCATTAGTATTTGCCACGTACCTTCTATACATAAATCTCTGCATATAGGGTCTTACCGACATCTCATTAGCATAATAAAACGTAGACTTATCTCCATCTAAAACTTCTAGACGATATGCTCCACCTTCTATTACCTCTATCTTTTTGGTCTTGCCATTGATCTCTTCCGTTCCCATGAGGGGAGAGTGCCATATTCTTAATCTGTTAAGATTGTTACTCTTTTTAGGAGCACTGCTACCTTCTCCTGCAATACCCATAGCTTTAGCCATAGCACTGTAGTTATTGGTATCTATAGTCATTATATCTGTCATTCATTTTCCTT